TTATGGTTTTGTGTAAAGAATACAAAAGTGTCCCAACTAAACACAAAGTTGCATGAATTTTGTGGAATATTATGACACTCGTGTTTTCTTGTTAGAAAGAATGTACAATATTTTCTATGTCTAGGATTTCTAAATCGTCTAAATATTTTTTCTTCAAGTTCGGGTAGTATATCTATAAAATAGTTTCTACCCCATGCTCTAAATTCTTTAGAAAATGTGCCATACCCCGGACCTATTTCTAAACTATTGTAAACATTAGATCTAGCAAATTGAAATATCTTTGTTTGTACCATTTTAAATAGCCAATTATCTACAACAGGCTTTTCTTGTTTCTTTTCTAAATCCACTTTAAACCATTCAACGGTTTTATCTAACCTATCAATCTCTTCTTCGTTATTTGCATCAACAGTATTTTCTATATCTTTTAATATTTTTAAATTTGAATCTATTAATTCTTGTAAATCTTCTTTTTTAACTTTTTCTAGTTTTTCAATTAATAGTTTTATTTCTTCGATGCTTAACATAACAGTATTTAAAATTCAAACAGTTTATTAAATGTATTGCTGGTCTCAGTTGATTGAATATCCCATTCTAATACACCAATTAAATTTTCTATTTTTTGATCCAATATAGTTTGTTCCATAGCATCTGAATCAAATGGAAGATCTTTAAACCAATCTGGAATACGCAATTCATCTGTAGGATATGCAATACTTGTATAGTTTAATGGATTGTTTTTAAGTTTACACACAATTACTTTTGCACCATCTGTAATTGGCAATGAATATTTGTCACCATACATAGTTTTACAGTTATTCCAATTAATACTTGCTCTAACGTGTCCAGGCATATTTGCTTTGCCTTGTTTCTTTTCTTTCTCCCAATATTCCGTAACATTGTTTGCTCTTTTTGGAGATCCTTTTTCCCAACCCGGTCTTGCTTTAAATTCTGCTCTAAAATCTGTAATTGCTTGTAACACTTCTTTTTCTGTTTTACCTGTTAGCACCATATACAATATATCACTTAAAAAGTCTTGTACAAAAACTGGAGTATCAGATCTTTTTAAATCTAACCCCATGGCTTTCATTTTACCTTCTTTGCCTGCAATATCTGTACGAGTTCCTTCGACATCATAATACAATACTGCATATCTTTTCTTTGTAATAAACAAACCTTTTGATGCAACAAGTTCTCTACCTGCTTTAATAACAGAACCTCTTGTACTTGGACAATGAAATGCTTTAGTCATGAATCCAGTAAAAGATGTATTAACTTCTTCTGCAATTTTATCATATAATGCAATAACACTTTCTTTATTCCACGGAATTTGCCCACTTTCTATTTCTTTTGCAAGTGTTTTATGTGCTGTAAAATAAACGGAATCTGTATCTCCATAAACAACTGATTCTCCTCGGTGATCATATTTGCCTGCAATAACTTCATTTATTTTGGCTCCCATATGTTTTGTAATACATCTACCTGTTAATGTAACAGATTGTCCTATTCTAATATCAAAAAATCTACAACCTGGATTTAAAATTGCACCATATAAACTGTTCAAGTTAATTTTTTTAACAAGTTGTCTTTTATCCCAATATTCTTTTTCAATTTCATTATCGCCAGCATCATGCATTTTACGTTGCATTTCTTTTCTTTCTGCATACCAACGTTTTAATAAGCCTGGAATAATTGCTTCAAACTCATATGTGAATATAGTACCATTTGCACTTAACATCCATTTATTTTTACCATCAAATATTACATCATAAAGTTGTGCCGCTGACATTCTAACACTTGTTCCGTCTGCCCAATCAACAACAACTTCTGTTGCTTTGTCTTCTTTCATAACTGCTTGATATTCCCAACTACCAAATTGATTATCCCAAGCCGCCGCAAATGATTTTTTCTGCGACCTTGCTCTGTTTACTTCTGCAGATGTTATAATTGGCCTTATTTGTCCTACAATAGTTTCTGGCCCCATATTCAATGCTCTAATTACACTTGGATACAGTGAGTTGATATCAACAGATCCTATCCAGTCATGTATACCTTTTTGCGGAGTTGCCACATAAGCACCTGCCGCCGTGACTGGTTCAGCATCTTTTTCTCTGTATTTCCTACCAGGCACAATCATACCTCTTCTATGTGCTTCGTTAACGATTGCTTGTTCTGTTACTGCAACTGCACCCATTGTCGTTTGTAGCAACACAGTGTTTTGGTGTGCAATCTCATTGGCAAGTTCTATAAATTTTAATTTCTTTTCTAGTTTAGCGAGTAGATTTGTATCTTGTCTGTTGTATTCTACAAACAAACCAAAGTCATTTTTATAAAGTGCATCAAGTGAGCCTTCGTATACAGTTTTCTTTTCTCCTAGTTCATGTTCACCAATTGCATCTAGTCTAAAACTATGACGTTCTTCATATGTGTACTTTCTATATAATTCTAATAAGTCTAAGTGTACTCTACCAATTAAATCATAACTTAAATGTTCTTTTCCATATTTTTCAAATACTCTCTTTTTAGGTTTTTCTCCCCAAAAACACAAACGTCTTGTATCATCTGAACTCATTGTTTTTTGTATTCTTCCTACTGTGTATGGAATATCATATCCTTCTGAGTTCCAACCTGAAATAATATCTGCATCTTCGACTACTTGTAAAAATGCATCAAGCATATCTTTTTCTTTTTCAAATAACAATGTGTTTGGAAAACGTTCTGTTAAAACTTTTGCATCTTGCATACTTAAAGTTTTTGGAGGAACTGCAAATGTAATTAATTGATCCGTCCAACCCATATAACAACTTATGGCAGTTATGGGCATGAACGGATCATCTGTTGTGGCATAACCCTTTTCAGGATCAAAATCCACTTCAATATCAAAAAACAGTACGTTTAACTTGGGAGTTTCTTTACCTAAATAATTCTCCTCAAGGCATCTAAACACTGGATTGATATCTTGTTCATAAAGAGTTTTGTTGGACCTTATCCTCTGCTCTTTTATGAATTCTTTTGATGTAGCACACGTAACTTTTTGTAGTGTTTCACCTGTAATGCTTCTGTGTTTGCCTCTTGAATCTGGATAATAGAATACATACCTTGCATCATATTCTACAAACACACGACCTTTTTTAGGATCACGTTCTACTACATAAATTTTGTCTTCGTCTTTTTTATATAAGGCGTCTATATAACTCATAAAAATACTCTAAAATTTCCTATTATATTCATTATAGTAAACCATGATGCCAAAACGCAAGTCCAAATTATCCTTCTACGCCATGATGCATATGCAAGTGTACTTGAACCTAAAAGATACAATGGAAAAATCCAACGCATATCTGGTCCCGGGGAAGTAAAAGTTAATAGATAAGATCCTGCTACTGTTACTACTACTGAAAATACTTCAAGATAAAAAGCAAGTCTGTCTGTTTTGTAACTCGTTACCCAAAATTCTTTGAGTATTCGATACATTAAAGTTTACCAGCGGAGTTTAGTATACTTTCTAATGTGTCCATTTCATCGGCAATGTTTTGGTAGTTGCCTCTGTGTGCTACGGATATTGCTTTGTTGATTAGTGCAGGTTTTAATTCTAATTCTTCTGCGATTGCTTTCACAGTATCTTTTAGTCCTGCTCTTAAATCCTCAACTTCACTTAATACTTGTGAACCTTGTGAAATTATTTGGATTAATTTTTGTTTTTCTGCTTCGTTAAAGTTTCTTACTGCCATTTGTTTCTCCTGTTGTTACATACAGTATATAACATCTTTAGTGATAGAGCAAATGGTTTTTTTAGATCAACCCTGCTAATTTTTGGATACGTTTTATTTCAACGTCGTCTGACTCTTCAACTTGATTTGCCTTCATTATTTGGTTAGGACCATCGGCAAATGCTTCTATTTTTGCAAGTCCTCTACTACCAGCACTGCTAGGCGATTTAATTTGTTCACCTGCGGTAATATGTCCTCTTTGACGCATTTTGGTAACGTCATCTAAGTATTGGTGGTAGTTGTAAGGAATACTGCTCATATGCAGTATTTATTTTTTTTCTGCTGGGTCTAAATCGTTTGTAAACTTATCTTCTGCAGGTTCTACTGGTAGTTCTATTTCTTCGCCGCCTTCGTCAAACTCTTTGTCTAACATAGGCACTTCGCCTGTTTTATCATCTTCTTCGTCTTCTTCGTCGTCTTTTGATTCTGCATCTTGTTTTACTAGATCATTCAATGACGGTTCAGGCCTGTCTTTTTCTTGTACTACTTCTTCAGGTGCTTCTGCCTTTTCTGCGTCTGCAATTATTTCTGTAGTTTCTGGAGTTTTAACAAGAATGCTTTTTTGTTCTTCATTGTAAACTGCTTCATTGTCTGAGAAAGTGTTGTATAATTCAACAAGTTGAGACTCTTCTGCGTTTTTAATATATTCTGCGATATCTTTTGCAATAACTTCTTTAAATGATTTTGAGTCATAAGTTTGTTCTTCTTTTTG